AAATGACTAACACTCCACAGCAAGAATTAAAGTATAAAATTGTTCAACAAGCAACTAATGGTTGGCACTTGATAGAAGATAGGGCACAGAATTTAACTAAAGGTCAATGTGATCGTATGTTAAAGTATTATGTTAGAAATGGTGAGAATCCTAATGATCTAAAAGCAGTATTACAAGATGATAAAAGATTCCCAACTCCACCATCAGCAAATCCAGGATGGGTTCCAACAAATTTCCTTTAATTCTTTAACTTCATAAACAATCAATTATGTCAGAACAATATGAACCTGAAGTAGATGATTATGTTATCTGGGATAGAGGTGAATATGGTAAAGATGAAGGTTGGGTCTATTTTAAAGGTGATGAAGTAGACAATGAAACAAGGATTAAACATGGATGGAATCCTGTAGCAAGATATATTACAATCGAAACTGGTGTTAGACCTAAACCTCAACACCAGTTGGATGATAGTCCTATGCACAAATACGTTCATACATTATTATTATGTTATGAATCATCTTGGCATCAATTAAAGTTTATTAAAAAACGTGAGAGTCCTATTGTTCAGCATTATGCACATTATGATGATAGAACATAGGGGGGGGTCGTCTAAATTGTTAATATTATATAATTAATAGTTTAATTCCATGAAACCATCTGAAGTTCTTAAACAATTAGAAGAATTAAGAGAACAAGTTAAGCATCAAGCATTTAAGTTTACTAAGGAGCAACAAGCAGAGTATGATCGTTTGATTGGACTTCGTAGGGAAAGAGTTAAGTTTTTTTACAAAGAGGGAAGAGTGTCTAAGGGTGGTAGTACAATTAAGAAGACAACTGAAAACCCTAAATAACTAAAACCCATTTTTTGCTGATGAAAACCTTTAAGCAATTCATTCTTGAAGCATATGATCCTGAGATTCAGGGTAGATCCCAGATCCGTAAGCAGGGTCAAGGTGGAAGAGTGGGTGCTGATAGAAAGAAATCAGAACCAGAGAAACGTAAGGTGAAAGCAGTTGGTGGTGGTAAAACTGTACCTGCTAAAACATATAAAGCAAGGAAAGACATTGGTACTCAAAAACCAAGGTCCACTAGAGAGCAGCAACCAACACAAGCAAGAGGAAGTGCTGCAATATCAGCAAAAGAAGCACAGAAGAAGGCATATTTAGAGCGTAAAGCAAAAGAAAAGGGTGCTAAAACTAAGACCGCATCTGAACTTTTAGCAAAGAAACAAAAAGCAAAGGTAGACCCTAAGTATAAACCAATAGGTCAAGGTAATAGGGGAACTAGCAAGAAAGCATATACTCATCCAGAAATAAAAGCAATGAGAAAGAAGGGTGAAGCATACTTGAGAGATATAAGATTAAAAACAACAGGTAAGAGTAAAGAGAGTGAATTAAAACATCCTGTAACTCAGAAAGAAATAACAAGAAGAAATAAGCAAAAGAAATAAGGGGGGGTCGCCTAAACTGTCCTTATAATGAACCCATAAGCGTCTCTATGGCGTGAAAATACCTTTTATGGTATAATTTACTTAATGGTTATTATTTAATGATCCAACTTCGTGAACATCAAACAGAGACACTTAATCGTTTAAGTGAATATAATAAAGGTCAAGTCATCGTGCCTACTGGTGGTGGTAAGACTATGTGTATGATACAGGATGCTATCAGAGAATTTGATAGTGGTTTTAAAACTATTGTTGTAGTTGCACCTCGTATATTATTAGCAAACCAGTTATCATCTGAATTTTTAGAAGTTATAAGAGAAAAGTATAGATATGTTCAGGTAATGCACGTTCATAGTGGAGAAACTCATCACTTTAGTACAACTTCACCAGTAAAGATTGCTGAGTGGAGTAGATTTAGTAAAGGTAATAAGATTATATTTACTACCTATCATTCTCTACATAGAATAAAGCAAAGTTATGCTCATATAGATACAATTTACTTTGACGAGGCACATAATAGTGTACAGAGAAACTTTTACCCTGCTACTGAACATTTTGCAACTAGAGATAATAGTCGGTGCTTTTTCTTTACTGCTACTCCTAAACATAGCACTACTGTTGAGAAACCAGGAATGAATAATGAGAAAGTTTATGGTAAAGTAATAATAAATGTACCTGCACCTAAGTTAGTGAAAGAAGGTCATATATTACCACCTAAAGTTATCATTAAGAAGATAGATGTACCTGATGATAGTAGATTTGGTTATGAGAAAGATTGTGACCATGTAATATCAACTATTGATGATATTGATGTTGATAAGATACTTATTTGTGCAAGATCTACCAAACAAATTGTTAGTTTAACATCACTATCTGATTTTTGCATACAATTAAGAGATCGTGGATATAACTGGATGTATATTACTGCAAAAACTGGTGCTATTATTAATGGTAAGAAAGTTGATCGTGAAAGTTTCTTTAATACCCTTAATAGTTGGGGAAAAGGTAATGAAAGATTTGTAGTATTACATCACAGTATATTATCTGAAGGTATTAATGTATCAGGTCTTGAAGCTGCATTGTTTCTTAGATCAATGGATTATATTACTATATCACAAACAATAGGTAGAGTAATAAGAAAAGGTAGTGAATCTAAAACTTATGGTTTAGTTGTTGTGCCATCTTATGATAAGGTAGGTATAACAACATCACGCAAAGTTGAGGCAGTTGTTGATACTGTATTCAACAAAGGTAAAGCTGCTGTATCGGTAATTACAAAATGAAAGATTTAGTTTTATTTGGAGATTGCAGAGAAACATTATCTGCTTTTATTGATAAACCTAGAATGTGTATTACATCCCCACCTTATTATGGATTAAGAAACTATGGAGGGGTTGATTATCAGATAGGATTAGAAGAATCTCCAGAAGAGTATATTCAAAACCTAGTAAAAGTATTCCAAGAAGTGCGTAATCTGCTAACTGAGGATGGTACATTGTGGGTGAACATTGGTGATAGTTATTATAACTATAGACCTGGAAAAGGGCAAGGATTAGTTAAACAAACTGTATCAAAGACTAAACAAGATTTACCAGACAAATGTGCAAGACGAGGTAATAAATTAAAAGGATTAAAAGAGAAAGATTTGATTGGTATTCCTTGGATGTTAGCGTTTGCATTGAGGGCAGATGGATGGTATTTAAGACAAGATATTATATGGCATAAACCTAATCCAATGCCTGAAAGTGTGAGAGATAGATGTACTAAATCACACGAATATATCTTCCTATTAAGTAAGAATAAGAACTACTATTATGATAATGATGCTATTAAAGAACCTGCTAAAGATTGGGGTACAAGAGATAGAACTAAAGGTAAATATCACAATGAAGGTACAGGTTTAACACCTCATTCTGGTCTCTCTAAATCATATCCAAAGAAGAATAAACGTAGTGTTTGGAGTATAACAAATAAACCATATAAAGGCAGTCATTTTGCTACTTTTCCACCTGATTTGATAACTCCATGTATACTAGCAGGGAGTGAGTTAAATGATACTATTCTTGACCCATTCATGGGCAGTGGTACAACTGCAATGGTCGCAAAATCATTAGGTAGGTATTACATAGGGTGTGAATTGCATGAAGAATATGGTAACTTAATACAAGAGAGATTACCAAACGATTCTTTAAGCAAACTATTGTGACAGTTGACAAAGTGCACACATTTTCCCCATTTGGTTGAAATCTCGTGTATATTATAAGAGTTGAAGGGATGGGCATCCCATAAGCAACTGCTATTACTTCAACAGTTGAGGCATCCGTAAGTCAGGCAAGGGTGAGGTATCAATTCAGTCATCACACTGTGGAAAACTCTTTAAGTCGAACCTCTGCAAACATAAGTCCTCAACATCAAACTATTTCGAGGAGATGGATGTGCCTCGTGGGTCGCCACCACTAAAAGAACTAACATCCCTATAGTTTCCATTGCATTATTATTTTATGCCAACTGCATCTACAACGAGAAAAGCAACTGCAACACCTCGTAAAAGACGCACCCGCAAGACCACTGCTAAAACTGTCACACCACCTATAAATACAACACCTAAGCAAGTTGTAACAGTGGAAACAAAAACAGTTGAAGTCAAGTCTTTAAAAGATTATCCTCGTGATGGTCTTTCATTAGTCCTCTTACCAGTCCTCTATCTTGAGGCATTTGTTAAAGAGATACTAAAGGTGACAGTCAAATAACTGTCACACTAAACCCCCACTAGGGGGTTTTTTCATGTATTATTAAAGAGTAAACAAATTTAACTGAATTCTATGGTAACAGCATCAATCCCAACAATCGCAGTTTTTCCCGAAGAGAAACTAACACAAACTCAAAAGATTGAAAAATGGGTATGGCAACTTACTCAATCACTTGAGGATAATTATCTATTAAGATACCCAGATAGTGATTACCCTGTTAGATTTAGAATGGAATTTGGTCGCAAATATATTAAAGTTATTCAGCAAGATTTGCGTGATGGTGGTTATCGTGATGGTGGAGTTCATGCCTTCATTGATAAGAATACAGGTGAAGTTTATAAACCTGCATCATGGAAATCACCTGCAAAGATTGTTAGATATGACTTACGGTTAATATCAGATAGAGTGAAATTACATGATCCAATATTTACAGATTGGGCAGGTGGTTATCTATACTTAAGATAACATATTGTGTCCTTAAGTATGACCCTAAACTGCTTAATTGTAAATTTACTTAACATTTATCATGGCATTTAATTCCGAAGTTGCACTTTTCAATCTACTGGAAGATGCACAAACATCAGATGAATTACTAGCAGTAATTGATGACTATCTTGCTGATGATGCGGAGGTGTAAGTAACATTTAGGGGGTGCAATTCCCCCTCTTTTTATTCATTTATTGGAGACAATCTTATGGCAAAAGAATTAACTAATTCTCAAAGAGATGAACTAATTGAGCAATTTGTAGAGATACAACTTGATAATATGGATACTCAATCTTTGTATGAGTTAGCATCAGAATATGTCACTAATTCGTTTGATAGATTAACAGATAGTGAGATCAAAGAGAGAATTGAAAGTTTATATGATGAGGAATTATATGATGAGTTAGTTGATAACGTAACTCAGCAATATCCTAAACAACTTAATACTTATGAGAAAGAAGTTTTCCTAGATGTTAATAACACTGGAGGGAAATACTAATGAGAAGAAAGTTATTTAATTATCACATTCAGGACGGATATGTATATAAACGTCATAGAGATAATCAGGATTTGTTTATACAAA